CTCCAACTCCCTGGATCCGATAAGCGGTTCTGCATGATTGTCTGATACGGGATCCCCGTTTCCCGTGCGAGCTGTCTCATGGAATACCCCGACCGGGCAGCGGCTCCTTTGATAATTCGGGTGAGCAGCGGGGCTTTCATTTCACTTCGGTTAAACCGATATTATTGAGTAAAAAATTTATATCGGAATAACCGACACCATACAAATTCTCGATAGCAGTTATCTGTTTAACGTTCGGGAAACTTTTCGCATTCTCCCAGCTGCTTAACGTTTCAGGGGTAACTCCTATCTTTTCCGCTGCTGTCCGCTGATCCAGTCCGGCATTTACCCTTAATGCTTTTAATGTCAATCCCATTTCCTTCCTCCTTTCAATATTTTGTGTATTCGGTAAAACCGAAACTAAATATAGAATAATCGGTTAATCCGATATTGTCAAGATATTTTTTCATGTGGCTTGTATTTTTTTTCGTATTGTCCGATAATTAAAGAAGGGAAGGGGGAATAATAATATGATAGAAAACAGAAAAGTAATGGCGAAGAATATTCTCAAATATATGGAAAAAAACAATGTGAATGCTTCCGAAATATGCAAGGCATTAAATATCAAGCAGAACACCTTTTCCGACTGGATCAATGCCAAAACATATCCTCGGATCGATAAGGTTGAAATGCTGGCGAATTATTTCGGAATCACAAAGTCCGATCTCGTGGAAGAGGCCACTTCAGACAATAAATACTATGAGGATGAAGATGCAGCCGAACTTGCCGAATTTGTCCATAAAAACCCCGAATATAAGGTCCTTTTTGATGCCAGCAGAAAAGTACAAGCAAAAGACATTGATTTTGTCCGTCAAATGATTGAAAGGATGTCTAATAATGAAGACTGATATACGGACCATAGTTTACCCGCTGCCGCCCGCTGTTAAAGCATATACGGCACGGGTGAACGGATTTTATACCATAGTAATAAACGAAAGCCTTTCCGAACGAGCACGGATCCAGGCATTCGCTCACGAGATGCATCATATTGATAATGATGATTTTTTTAGTGCTGAAAGTGCTGACAGCATAGAAGAAAAGGCTCATAGAAAGGAAGGATAACCATGTTCTTTTTCGGGAAAAAGCAAACAAAGCCCCAGTTAAAAGAATACTCTTTCACTCTTACGAAAGGATTCCGTGGTTTTAAGAGATTTCCGATCGTTATCCACGGCCACAAGGAATCCGAGAAAAACAACAAGGCCCTGAAGGACACGGATCTCTGTGAGCATACCCTGGTATTCAAACCCGGATCCAGTGAGACATACAAGGAACCATTTTATCAAGTAATTATCGATAACCTCCAAGTCGGAGCGATATTTGATTTCGATCAGGTCAAGGCTATCAATTACGGAAGGATAGAGGCCGTATATGCCAAAAATGAAGAGGAAGCTGTTATATCGAAAAAGAGTATTTCAAATCGGAATATTATCCGCTTATTTGTCAAATATAAGGAGGAATAACTATGCCAACAGCCAAAAAACTCCCCTCCGGATCATACCGTGTTCAAGTATTCTCCCATAAGGACGGACAGGGAAAGCGACATTATGAATCTTTCACGGCTCCCACAAAGAAGGAAGCCGAATTGAAAGCGGCCCAGTGGAGCAACAAAAAGGACCGGCATAAAATATTAGACTTGACCGTCAAGGAAGCCATTGAGGGATATATCAACGCAAAAGAGGGAGTGCTCTCTCCGTCCACGATCCGAGGGTATCGAGTCCAGCTACGGAATAATTACAAGGCTATTGAGAATTTCAAAATCAAAAAGCTCAATTCCGAAAAGCTGCAGCTGTTTATTTCGGAATTGTCCGGAACACTTACCCCAAAATCAGTAGCCAATATTTACGGGCTATTGTCCTCATCCTTGAACTTTTACGAACCGGACGCACATTTTCACGTTACGCTCCCCAAACGCTCTAAAAAACGAAAATCAGCCCCCTCTGACGGGGACATCAGAACTCTCTTCGAGCGGGCCCCGATGGAGCTGAAAAAGTGTATTGCAATCGGAGCCTTTACCGGAATGCGGCGTGGTGAAATATGTGCCCTGACTTTCGGGGATATTAAGGGAAACGTTGTCCACGTAACAAAGGATATCGTCCAGGCATCAGATAAAAGCTGGATTGTAAAGGATTTTCCAAAAACGGATGATTCAATCCGTGATTGTTTTCTCCCGGATAAGGTGCTGGAACTAATCGGGCAAGGGAGAAAATCGGATCCGATTATCAAATATAAGAATCCTACCAGCATTACGAGAGTGTTCACTCGGGTCCGGGATAGGCTCGGCCTGGATATCTGTTTCCACGATCTTCGGCACTATTACGCTTCGATCGGAGCCGTTCTCGGAATCCCTGACACTTATCTGTCTGATTTTGGAGGGTGGCGGCGTGGCAGCTCTGTTATGAAAGAGATTTATCAGAATAATATAACCTCTATGTCGGACTATTATGCTCGGAAAATGGCGGAGCATTTCGACGATGTAATTTAACCATTCCGTGTTGCATTTCGTGTTGCATAGATTTTATGACACGCTATAAACCCTTTATATTGCGCTATAAAAAATGCAACACAGATGCAACACGAGCCGCCACAAACGCAGTAAATATGTGGCTTTGACAAGGTTTTTCACGTGGGTTCGATTCCCATCACCTGCTTCTTTATTTTGTCAGTAAAATCAAGGGTTTCAGGTACTTCAAAAACTCTCGTGTTGCATGGCGTGTTGCACGATTTTCCCACGTGACAATTTAAAATAGAAAAGAGGGAGAGCACCTTTTTACAGATGTCCTCCCTTTGAAGAAAAGAAAAAGAATTAAGGGGGTAATGAATGCTATGTCATTAGGGCGGCACGGGTTCGGATTCCACAAATTCCGTCAGCAACAAGCCCGTGGGAGCTCTGGAAGTCCTTTAATGCGGTGATGGTCTTTTCTCCCGCAATTCCGTCTACTACTAATCTACACCCGAATCGGTTCAATTCGTACTGTAGCCAGCGGACGTTATTCCCACGGCTGTTAAATTTCACATTGATAATGGGCTCACGATACGGATTTCCCGTTTTGGGAGCCATGTCGATAATTTCCATCGGCACATCGAACCGTGCCAGATCGTGAGCGTTGACGGTATTAACCAGCGTATTAACATACGTGCTGGAAGTAGCATAGCCGTCGGATTTCAAATATTCGGCATACTGTCTCGGAGTTGACGCCAGTTTGAGGTTGGCATACCTTGTCGAGCTGATAAATTCATAATAGCCTTTCACTCCGTCGGACATATTGTTATAGACACGGAAACTATCCCGGATAGTGGTTAACTGTCCTTGGGTGTACTCTTCCTTTGTATTCATGGATATAAATGCACCCTTCCAGCTTGATCCGCATTTCATACCGAAATAGTTATGGTATTTGGCAAGCCCTGACAGCCCCCAGCGTGATTCAATACACGCTTGAGCTATGGCGGTGGAAACGATCTTATATCCCCGTGATTTGCCCTCTTTCTGGATAAGCGGAGCTATGTCACTAATAAATGATGTAATTTCGGCTTTTGATGCCATAATCAGCCCTCTTCCTTTGCGGGTTCTCCCGCCTTTTCCGTCTGTTCCTTAAGTAGTTTGACAAGGGGCATAAGAAAAGGAGGGATATTGATACCTATATCTATCATGTTTTCAAGGATGGATATTAACTCGTTGCAGATTATCCATACTGCTACGATACAAGCTATTAGGAAGTGAACAGGGGGCTTTATTCCGACCGTATCAGCGGCATACTTTATGAGCGTGTCCATAATAGCCCCTACGACCACAAGAAGCCACAAACAGACCTTTTTGATTATCCCCCGTAGTCCGATATAGGAAGATACCTTTTCGCCCCTATATACGGACGCTATAAGCCCTGTGATATAGTCTATAACGTTGCATAAGACCATTAACAGGACGGGGATATATAAAATCCCTAATATGGACGAAAGAAACGCCCCTACTGCTGTCAATCCTACCTTTATACTTGTGAGTTTATTATCCATGATTTTTCCTTTGTTTCCCCTTATTCCCACGCCTTTAGGCTCACGACTCCCGTGATTATGATTGTTTGGTTAAATTTTGGGATAGACGTTACAAAACTCTTCCCATGCGCTACCCTGTGCGTATATTTCTCCGTCAGTATTCAAATAGCAGATTCCCCCTTTAGACCCCGCCAACGTAACCATGGTGGCGGGATGGTATGCAGAATTGGGTATTGTTGCAAGTTTTGTAATGGAAGAGACATTAGTTCTCAATGCAACTCTTAACTTCGGAAGAAAACTATTGTATCTGACCTGAATTTTACACGTTGTATCATCTCTTACGTCGTTTGTATCCCCGTAAGATAGATTGTTTGCTGTCTTTGATATGTTACTTATAGCCATTTTGCCTTGTGGCACTATGCTACTTTTGCTTATCTGACATAAGCCAGGATTCTCCCGCTGTATGCAGAAGTATCTGCGTTTTGAATATGCACATACCAATAAGTTGCATTTTTCTGTGCGTTCTATACAAACTCATATCTCCAACCATGCCGTGATAAATTACAAGTGGCTATGGGAATATGAGTTGATAACGGAACGTCAGTTAAAATCTCTTTATCTGCATCAACTATGCCGTTAAAATCAAAATAATCAAAAGTAGACATTCTTTTTATTGTACTTGTCGCCATATATTCTCGGCGTGTGGCTGATTATCTAAGCAAAACAAGTCCTCTGACTGTGTGGTATATCGCTAAATTGAAAAGGATTTTCCCATTTTCTATGGTTATTCTTGTAGTATCAGATATGGCTACAACGTCATTATTTGTCACGCATAGATAATACATTTCTGCATTTCCGCTTGCCCTTCTCGCAACAAATATACCGAACGCCACATGACTGATTGTTAAGCCCGTATCCCATGTTTCTTCTGTACCGCCGGAATTATAGTAGAGTATTTTGAATTGGTTTTGCTTATTTATTCTACTTTCAGCCACGGGAGTCACCTCCCTTACGCCTCTGACCTCCTTCCGGAAGTCTCGGAGAACAAGTTAGTGCCTGTCCTCCTTTCCTGTATAGTGAGGGATACCCCCCCCGAAATAACTGTTGTTATGCATCTGCTTCCTCCTCTTCCGCTGTTTCGTGGAAAATATACTCAACATAGTTTTCCACACACACAAGCTTTGAATCCACAATCTTTACTGTTGCCGTTTCAACATCAGGGGCGTTCCAAAGTACCTTACACTTGTCATGAAAGGCTACCTTTGCGCCCTGAAGGTCTGACCATTCGGAAACTACTGTAAAGCTCCCGTTTAGGCACTGAATCAGCGCATACTTTTCCATTTTTCAACCTCCTTATCTTGAATGTGCTAAATATAATGTAATGTTTGTCGTTCCCGACATACTACCCGTGATTGATAACGACCCCGCTGAAGTGGTTACCGTCCACTCACCCGTCTGGGCGGCGGGATTGCTTAAATAGGAATTGACCACCACCATATCCGCTGTGATATTAGCGTTGTTTATAGTCCGTGGTAATTCCGTAACGCTTGACGCTGTGAGCACTAACACGGGTGTATCTGCGTTCATGTACTCTTTGATGATTGATGCGGGAGCTTTCAAGGTTACGGGGTTCTCTCCATCCGTCACCAAAGGAAAAGCGTCTCCGCCTGTTACTGCCAGAGCACTCGACAGCTCTGAAAACTTAATATTTGCCATGGTCTCCCTCCTTAATAGTCCATGATTAAATTATCACCGTCTTCCGTGATAAGAGTATCTCCGCTCTCTGTTGTGAAGTAAACAGTCCCGATCAGTAGCCGCATGACTGAAGCCATAGCACTTACTTCTTGGAGTGCCGCCATTGACTGCTGACACCAATATTTACTATTATTCGTTGCTTCACCCGTTCGGGTGTTGGTATCACCTACCGCCCAGCTCTCCGCAAGTGTAGCCATATTTTGAGCTAACGTTGAGAAAGTGCCAGCTCCGTTCTTTGAGCTCTCTGCCGCTGTCGCACTTGAAGCCGCCGCCGTAGCCGCCACCTCTGACCTTTCAGCGTTTGCCCTTGCTAAATCCATCAGGGCGGGAAGCTCTGTGTCCGATACATCAGCGTTCACGTCAAGCCCGGACCGCTCGACTTCCATGAAGAATAATGCCGTCCCTATGACCTGACTGTTATAAGTGAGTGACAAGGTACACTCTACTGTTCCCGGTACTATAACCATCTGCTGAACGGTGTTTACGGTGACCACGTTTCCTGACACGGAAGCGTCATACTGAAATGCGTGTCTATCGGGTTTCGTGCCCTCGATCGTGGCCGTGGTGCCGGTCGTGATACTTGCCGTCGTTGCGCCATCGTAAAGCTCGAACTGAAGTACACGCCCAATATCGTTCTGCGACACATGAACGACCGGAATGATCCCACCCGGCACCATATTGAGTTTTATCTTTTGCGCTTGGATTGCCATTTCAAACCCCTTTCATATTTAATATCTTTGTTAAATCAAGGCGGATCGTTCCAAAAATTAGCTTAACAAGCCCACCGCTAATCTCTTTACCCGTCAAGATAGAGTTATAAGAAACCCCGTCATGTATGATATTTACTACTTGCCCGATGCTCATATTTTGAGGGTTTATCATTGAATCATTTTGCGGAACCGTGAGCTCAATATAATTGTTATAATTGTTTTTTGCGAACTCTGATTCCGCCCACGATTGCATCTGATTCAAGATGGCAGCACTGTCTAAGGCTGATTCAATCTCGGCTATATACGCGGCTGTCATTTTATAACCTGATACTGCTTTACTTCCTTCATCTCGTCCGAAGGGGATATGATCGTGCTGAGAAACAGATATTTCCACAAACTGACTACCTCTCGTATAAGCGCCTTCAACTTCAATAATTACATTAAACATTGAATGGCCATAAAAATTGTACTGAGTATCATACTCATAACCCCAAACAATACTTTTATTATCGTCGCTAAAATGAGTAAATCTTGAACCCTCATCCGAGCACTCTTTCACAACAGAATTTGTTGTACTTTGAATGGATGGATATCCAGCATCGCACGTAAAATTGAAAAGGGTTCCATATTCGGGCTCTGAATTATCGTAAATTTTATTAAACGAATAACTCGGGAGCCCAACATATAAACGGTACATCGGCATTAAAACGTTACAAACATTTTGCAATTCTGCAAACTCTGCATTTGTCAACGTGCGGCTGTTTATAGCCAGGTCGGAAAGAGTATCAAGATACCCATCATACTTACTATCAACAATATTTTTTGCCATGCTATATTTATCAGTGATAAGAACTTTTGTATGTACGGGAGTAACCCTTGTCTTACCCGAAAGAGCGGAGCTTGTGCTGACGGTTCCGTCTGTATAAAGATAATAATATCTCTCTGTCATGGTATGCTTATCGTAGATAATGACTTTATTAACCTGCGTATTCTGCTCTTTTTTGATCGTAAATTGGGAATCGATCACATTCGGGAGATCCCCTTCAATGGTCCGTGTGGTATGACTTGGAACCCCGATCCGCACATAAAGAGCACGATACTGCATACTGATTTCGACCGACACGTATATCCCATAAGCCCCGTATGCCTGATTGATAAGATCATGCAATATATTTACGGATACCACTTCATCGTCCGTATTAAAGCAATCAAGAGAACCGTATGTTGTTGATCTTGTGCTCACATCGGCAATAATAGAAATATTCTGGGCCGCATCCGAGTTATTAACAAAAGTGTTCGTAATAACGTTGCTTATATATGATTCTATCGACACGCCCTGAATGCCTACGGTCAAAAGAGGAACGTTAACATCAAACAGTGTAACGATGTCCGAAAAAGTGATTACATTAAAATCCTCGCCCTCTTCAAACGCTACAATGACACCGTTATAGTATTCGGCCAAATGACCCATATTATCCCATCTGTCAATTAAAACAAACCACCCACGAGGATCACTTGAAGGTTTAAAATCCTTTGTAATCTTAAAGGTATTTTTCGCCTGGCTGATTGCGTCAACCTTATAATCAAAAGCATTAAGAAGCGCATTAAATTTGAAATTTAAGTTATTATCAAAAATCTCAATCTCATATGGTCTCATAATTGATAAACGCCTTTAAATTCATGCGGCCGATTAACGGGGCCGGATCCGGTGGCTCTGGGGCCGGCGGTGCGGGAGTGATTGAAAAAGTAAACGTATTGGTTCCCTTTTGCAGGAAAGGAAATCGTTTCGTTCCAAAATTTGATTTGTTGTATAAAGAATACTCGCCCGGTATCATATAAATCTTATAAGGATTTGTATCTGTTCTTATAACGACCCCACGCCCCGCAATCAAAGAAATATCTGATAAACTTCCATTCACAACCGTAGTGCCGTTTACTGTTTGCGTCCATGAAATCCCAGTAACACCGCTCCAATATGTGATAAGCGATAATATACACGGGCTCTCTATTGTCGAATCTGATACTATGGTCAATTCAGAGCCCTCAACATCAACCTCGATCTCCTGATACCATAGCGAGGTCGCTGTGAACTCGATCTTAACCTTAAGACTATCATCCCCCTCGGATTTCTCAATCTTGGTAACAGCTCCGTCCTTCTTAAAAAGCCCGGTGGGTGTCCTATAAAACAGGGTTAAGTTTTTATCCTGACAAAACTCAGCGAATGCGCTGAATTTCTGATAAGCATACGGATTGAAAAACTGAACGATCCCGGATATCACCCCTTGGTTGAGGTTATCCGTCAAGCGTTCATATGAGTTTCCGATCCGCACATATTCGGGGGAGTTTTCAAACCCCAGCCCCTCGGCCGTGGTGAGAAAACCCGTATATCTATGGGAAATAGTGAGGGTATATGCCTGTCCCTCACTATTCAATAAATCAAAAGTCCTAATCATGATAACGCTGCTCCTAAGTATCTGTTGATTGAGCTCATGTTTACATCAGTCTCGGCCATTTCGGGGAAGTATCTGCTCATCAGATTAAGCATAGCATCCATCCGGGCAAGTATGGCCGCTGTCTCGTTTTGGTTATCATTGAACTCGTAAGCCGTGGCCACATTAAGCCGTCCCGCTGCTGTTAAGGTCTCGGCGGATAAATCGTTCATGGCATTCGTGACCACATCCGCATTTTTTTCTATTCCGAGGGCTATTCCTTCAGGGATATAACGCCCGACCTCATTTGCGAATACTTTCGATGGAGACGAGATCCCAAAGAAGTTTTTAACCGCATCAAGTGAACCCTTGCATATATTCAGAATCGCCTGGACAAAAGCGTCTCCCATGGCAATAACGCCCTCGATAATACCGTTTATGATATTGATACCGAGAGAGTTCCAATCGACGCTTATAACCTGCTTTATGAGATCGGCACACATTTCGAGAAAAGCCGTTACAAGTTCCGGATAAGCCTGCGAAAGTCCCAGCATGAGCTTGATTATTATGTCACAGCCGGCCTGAATAATAGTCGGGGCGTTTTCAGCGAGTGTTTTCGTTAAATTCATTACAATTTCAATCGCCGAGTGCATTATCTCGGGCAGATTATCGATTATCCCATTCACGAGATTAAGGAGCAGATCAGCGCCAGCATTAAGAATTGTCGGCATATTCTGCATTAAAAAGCCCTCAAGAGAGTTTATGATCTGCCCTGCTGTGGATATCATACCGGGGAGAGCCGACATAATTCCATTCGCAAGATTCGTTATGATCTCAACGCCCTTTTCTAACAGCCCCGGCAAAGCGGCGGTGATTCCGTCAAGAATCGGCTGCATAACCGTTGTTGCTGATTCGGTAGGGAACATCCCTTGAATAGCTGTCATTAACTCGGATCCGAGAGACATCCAATCGTAAGAGATAAGAGCCTGTCCGAATGCCATAGCACATTGAGCAGCCGCTTCTAATAATTTGGGAGCCGCTTCGATAATGGCAAAAACTAAAGTAGTTACAAGCTCCATCCCTTTGGACACGATCCCACTCGCATTATCAGCCGCAAAATTCAAGCCAGCGATTGCCATATCAACGGCCCCGTTCAATGCGGGGATCAAGCCCTCGCTTATGACCTGGGGGAGCGACTGCAGTATATTCCCGACCATGGGGATCATATTATTCTGAAGGAAATTTCCAACAGTTTCCATCAGCGTTGACAAATAAGGGCTGATATCATTACCAAGGGCGAGATTGCCGATAAGATTCTCCCCCGCTGCTTTCATAGCTTCAAAGGATCCCGAAAAGGTCTCAGATGCTTCTTTCGCCGCAACGCCCGTCAAACCTAAGTCCGTTTGAATAACGTGGATTGCATCATAAACATCACCGAGATTATCGATATCATACTTAACACCGGACAATTTTTCGGCATCCTTAAGTAGTCGCTCCATCTCGGTTTTTGTTCCACCATACCCGAGTTTTAAGTTGTCCAACATGGTGTAGTTCTGTTTTGCGAAACCCTGATAAGCAGTCTGAACAGCATTTATATCCGTTCCCATTTTTGCGCTATTATCAGCCATATCAAGGATGGCAGTGTTCGCCGCTTCCATGGCTTTCATGGCTTTCATGGTATCGCCACTATATGCCTGCTTTAAGGCCGCACCGAATGAAACCGCCTGTTCTGCGTATGAGTTTGATGATATGCCAGCTTTAACAGCTTCATCGGAATACTTTTTTGCCGCATCTGCCGCCTCGCCGTAGATGGTCTTTAAACCACCGAACGACTGTTGAAGGGCTCCCCCTGCTTCGAGAGATTTCTTTACCATGCTCCCGATACCAGCGGCCGCAAGTACGCCACCCAACGCCGACACCAAAGAGGATCCGAGAGAGGTGCCTGCTGCTTTACCGGCAGCGGCGGTCTCTCCACCTAATAAGCCGCTTATTTTCCCGCTAATACCTTGGGCGGACGGTACTATCTGCACATATGCTTTTCCTAAATCAGCAGCCATTTGTTATCCTCTTCCATTCATTCAAAAATTCATCACCCGAGGTAAATTCCTTGGGTTTTTTGATATCCTTGTTGTGTTCGAGTAGTGCCTCGGTCATTGATTGAGGCATATTCCGCCCATACCGGGCATCTTTTGTTTTTGCGTACAAATTAAGGGCCGTGTTATCGGCTATTCGAGCGATAAGCAATGTTTTCATATCCACCTTAAGCCCTGCCGCTTTCAGTTTTATCCGGCTTTCATCACGGAGCCCCGCCGCAAGGGTGGCGATATACTCGACAGGATGCTCATAAATGTTGTAAATGTGATATGTTTCCGCAAAATCACAAATAAGGGCATCCTCATCAAGCCTTAAGAACTCGATGAGGATTGTGATTTTTTTGCCTTTTCCCCTGCGATCTGGGTGATCTCGATATATTCGGCAACTAATTTTACGGTATCAACAACGCCGTCATCGTCCTCAATGAATGACATCAACGCTGCTTCCCCATCCTCACCGAGCAAAAAAGGAACGGCAAAGGTCAATACCTCCGCCGCTTTGCTTTCGTCCTGATTTTTAATGGCCTCGTTCATTTTTGCGGCGGCCTTGATATATCTCCAATCATTAAGCCGCCGCTCGTTGATATTACACTCAAAACCGCTCTTGGTTTTAATCTTCATACATTAAGCCCCCGTCGTTCCACCCGGTGTACGATATGTATACTCGTAGTGGGTTTTGCCTGCTGAATCAGCCGCACAAGCCAGGGTGATATCGTAGCCCACCGCCTCGGAATCCTTATAAGCGATCTCGCCCACTTCGGATATGGTGGCTGAAGGGATAACGATCCTACGAACGGCATTATTCCTCATAATCATATCGATAACGATAACGCTGTCATCCTGTGAATATCCGTTCACTCCAACGGCGATCCCTGTCCCGGTGGTTAAGTCACCGCTTACATTTGCATTGCCATATATGAACTTCAGAACATCCTTGTTCAGAGCTTCGATGAGCTTGAACTTAAATGTATCGTCCGTGCTGGATGAGGTTGTAAGTACGTTCTGGCCACCCCATGCCTTTATGTTCTCACTCTCCATATTGCCGGTGTTGGTCACGCCATCATCCGAACAGAACCCAAGGCAAACATAATCGCCCGAAAGGGCTGATGTTGCATCGGTCGGAAGAGTGGCCGTAATGGGTGCACGATATACGGCCCCGGTGGTTTTCGGCTTGCCAGCTGTTACGTTTGTAACTGTATTTCCGCTGCTCATTTCAATTTCCTCCGTAATAATAGATTTCAAAAAGTGTTTGATACCGATATTTCTTTGTGGTCGTATCGGTATAGTTGTATGTACTATTTATTTCAACGTTCGAGATATTCGGTAACGTTAGAAAATCAGTAAGCATTGCGTCGTTAAGCCTGTCGCATAAGGTCGCCGCCTGGTATAACGATGGTGCATAAGTCTGAACGGTAATACGTGCGAAATCGATATATTCATCCCTTGTTCCGGACACCTTTTCAATCACGAAATAAATTTCCGTCCCATTCCCGGGCCTTTCCATATATGCGGGATATTCGAAGTTATCCTCTATGAAGTTTTTCACATCCAGCTCGATCATGATGAAAATACCGCCTTATAAATGCTATTATTGTTCATGTTGTCACGCCTTGCCTTGTAAGTCTCAGCTATCACGGAAGCATTCACCCTTGTTTTTCCTGAATGGGTTGTAACCGCATATCCATCCCCCAGCTGTGACACCGCTCTATCGGCGTGTTCCTTGCATATAGCCATCATTTCGGGGCTTTTCATCAATTCCCGCACGCCCGCCTGATTCAATTCAAACTTAACTCCGCTCATATGCCCGTCTGTCCTATGATCTGATCGTATCGCTCAACTCGCACGTTCTGCCCCCACCTTAAGGGGATATTTGCCTGTTCGCCCGTTATGGGATAACCAAATGACTTATAAGGCTGTCCCCATATGATGATTTCAGCATCAACCCAATCATGAGTATCGCCTTTCGGAATTCCGAGCATATACTCTATCTTTTTCCCGTAAAGGTCCGTGGATGTCGCCACATCATCCGTTGAGGGCTGTCCCACGAGCACATCCGGCACGTCCTCCCATATCTTGGAATAAATAGGGGCTCCGAACGGATCCGTTCCGACCTGAGTTTTAACGGCAAGTTTTACCGTCGTTCCTTTCATCAGAAACACCCCCCTGTCATGCCCTGAACGGGGGAATAGGAGCCGATCTTGTTCCCATATCCAAGCATTTGTTTTTCAAGTTTGCTCAGATATAACTCCCCGGCACTACCACCACCGCCCATTGTCCAGCTCTGGGAATAACTGAGTCCGCTCATGGAACCCTGTGTCGCACCCATAGGGATATCGTTCGGAGTGCCATCACCGAGGGCACGGATAACCATACGACACGAAACTGTCAATTTTGCGTCCGCACTTGCATCCTTGTTGAAGCCGTCAATAATAACAGCCGCATCATCAAGCAGTACGGACCCGACATTCTCCTCAGCCTCCGACAGCTCCCTCAATATTCTCGATTTCACATCCTCAATGGTTGCGTAAGCCATATCAAGCCTTCTTTCGTGCGGTCTTTGTTACCTTGGCAACGGTCTTTTTAACCTTGCTCACCGGGCTTTCTTTGGGTTCTTCCTTCGGTGCCACGGCTGCCTTTTTCGGAACGCTGCTCTTTGCCTCCAAATGCCCGAGGGCCTTGTACTCATCAAGACGATCATCCTCAATAAGCATTTCCGTCCCCGTGAGCTTGTTTATCATTTTTATCATTGAACTCTCCTCACTCGTACCGAGTAATTTTCGCAATATGCCCGCACCTGACACGCAAATCAGCTATAAGCCGATACCGAACGGACGCTTTCAAACAAAAAGACAAATCCTCGCTCAAAAATCGATTATCTTCGTAGCTGTGAAACTCAAACCACGGATATTCGATATTTTTGAACACTTCCGTTTTGATAAGCACACATCCGAACCCGCTCCCCTTAACGGGGATCCTCGCCGCCTCTTCCCGGTTGATTTCTTCAAAAGTGAACCGATTGACAAAATCAAACGAATCATCCTTGAAAAGCTCGGTTTCTCCGAGTGTACTTTTACGGGGATAAACCCCAAAACACACATTGACGGGAGCGTCAAGCATCTTAACCAGGGCATCCGGCGGGAGGATGATATCGCTGTCCACCATCAGGACATACTCAAAACCCCCCGAGAGTGCCTTTTTTGCGATCTCGTTTCTTGCCTTTGCACAGTCGTAACCACGCACAAAATCAAACGTTAAGTCGTTGCCCTGCAATTCATAAATCGACTTAAAGCACTCCGGGGAAATGGTTTCAAATGTGGGTACTGCTATCAGTACACTCATCAGCCGGTCTGTCCGCCAGCTGTTGCGGTGAGCCTGTTGAAGCAAGCGGTGTCAGCCCTGAAGCCGAGTTCGATCTCTGCCCTTACTGCAAACATATTCTGCTGGAACAGATTGATTGTGGTGTTCTCGTCAACAACGAGTGTTGCATCTGCGGAATAATCGATCTTGACACCTTCAACGGTTCCGTAAAGGGCCTGCGTCCAGTCACCAACAACGCCAACGGTTGCAGGGGAACCAGTCTTGTATGCGCCCTTACTGATCTTGGTAGGAGCACCGAGAACCATAGGTATGGCACCCTCTGCCACGCTGTTGATAAACAGGGGCCTCTTGTTGTCATCAGTAGCGGCAAGGAGAACGCCCTTTCCATAAGGAGAAAGAACGACGCCGTTAAGATTTCCGCCATGAATGCTGATATCGGTATCAGCTGCAACAAGTCCGCCATATGCGTTTGTCTGAATGCTCTGAGCGGTTACGGATGCGAATGTGTCGAAATTGGATCCGGGTGCGCTTCCGGTTAAAACAGTGGCATCGAACTGCTCGCCGAGTGCTCTCGGAAGCCTTTCCACGATTGCATCATACAGAGCTGCAACATCACGCCTAAACTCGTTGGAGAAAGGCACGATAACAGCGAGCTTATAAGCCTGCATAACCTTTGTAGCTACCCCGGGATTGCTTACGGGCTTTGCGGCGGTCTCGCCTACCCATGAAGCGGTGGGGTCGGATGTGATTACGTTGATGGCTGCTCCCCTTCCGGGAAGGTCAACCCTACGTGCTAAACTCATTACGGCAGATGCCTCCTGAGTTTTCTGAAGAATTTCCCGTACTACATCAACGGGAAGGTCGATATTAGTTCTGTTTGTAGCTGTTCCTGAACTCATTTTAATTTCCTCCTGTAATTTTTGCAGGTTAGCGAACGGCCTCCAAACGGCCGCCCGGTGTTACCCTTAAAATACTTTGTTACTCCACTCGGCGAACTGTTGCCGGGTCGTAACTTTTCCTACGTCATTAACTTCGCCCGCATCTTTGACAGCGGGATAGGGGGCAGGCTTTGCATAATCGGCGATTGCCGCCGCCTGAGCCTTACACTCCTCTTCAGTTGTCCCCGTCAACAGATGGGCGGGTATTCCTGTCTCTTTTGCCACGTTCTCCCGAATAGACCGAACTGTTTCAGCCTGTTTCATGTTGTTCAATTCCTTTTCGAGTGCGGCTGCACGTTCTGTCGCTTTCTGAAGTTCCGACTTGTTGGCCTCTTCCACCTCGTCAAACTTGGCGGCCTTGGCTTTCAGGTCATCATAATCGGCATATTTAACCTTTTCCTCGGCTAATCTCTTTCCGACTATGGCATTAACTTCGTCCTGTGAGAATGTGCGGGTCTGGCTTTCGCCATTGGTTTCCTGAGTGGTTACAGTAGCGTTATTTTCGCTCATAATGTCCTCCTATTGAGTAAAAATCCTCGTTTTAGGCACGAGTTGCCGTGTTTTATGTATTAAAAAAGCAGTCATTGACCGCTTAATTAACCTTTATCTCTTCCGCCTTGGAACTGTTCAATTCCTTACGTTTGGCATATGCGGATCGCTTTTGTTCGTTTATCCGCTCTTTATTTTCGGCATAAAATTCACGGCGCATACCGTTTATCCGTGCTGATGACATATTTTGCCACTTTTGCCCTTTCGGCCTGTCCCGGTCATACCCATAAGACGATGTATCTGCATTCTCATACATTTCATAGTATTTATCCGGGTCATATCCGCTAACCTTTGTGCTCGAATTGTGGCGGATCGCATAAGTACAATCGCAATGAGCATGAATGTGTTCGGCGTGACCACCCTCTAACTGCGATACGGTTGCCGTTTGCCATCCTCTGGACGCCAACGCTATACAAAAAGCGCAAGTATCACTACTTGGAATCCAAGCCCATTCTGCCTCATCCCGAATCGCATTGTTCAACATGGTATCGGCACTCGATAATTTAACCAGCCGCTCTATCGCTCCCGAAATAATTTCTATGTTCGCATATTTAACGGTTCCGTTTATGGCCTTTGCCACATCACCATACTCGGGAAGAGCAGCGGGAACAGCTGAAGGAACAGTCGCACCCTCGGCGAGTGAAATCGCATCATACATTTCACAGGCCAACGCTGCGGATGCTTCCCCGTATTTCATAACGAGCGCATTTGAATACTCGATAAGCCTTTTTGATGCTTCGACCGTTTCGGGGATTCCGTTCTTTGCCAAATAAGCCTTTACTTTTGCAGCGGCCGTTTTATCTATTCGGGAAAGCCTGGTTATATAATCATTCCATATTGTCCGTGGTATTTGCTTCATTCGGTACTTCTTCCAATTCCTGCAACGTTACCATTCCACGCACTCGGCTCTCTTCGGCTTTTTCTTTACGGATGCTTGCCTTATCAAAACCGATCATTTCGAGGAAGGTATCCGTTGCGGCAAACTCAGGGCGAACCGTGGCGATCTTAATGGCTGCGTCCGTGGTGGCTGCCACACTTGGCATTGCCGGATTTTTGAAATGAGCGATAACATCCCGCTGCATATCGTTCAAATCTTCAAGGGGTATTTGCGCCTTAATAGCCTGAGCCATAAGAGCGATATTCCTGAGAGCGTCACCATTTCCAACATTAAGCTGTTCAGCCATAGCAACAAGCGTCTGAGACTGAGCGAGCACTGCATCCGCACTCGTGGGATTCGCTTCACTAACGACACCCGTATCTGTGACAGTTAAGCCCGTAGCGGCTGAAAACTGCGTCGCAAGAATCCGAATCATTTCAACGTGCGGCGAAATGTTCCCTTGCATCAGCTGCCCGAACTGAGGGTTCTGTCCGGTCTCGGGGTTACTCGTTGCGGCGATTATGGATCCGACATATTGACGGAATTTCTGATTGATAACTTTTTCAAACTGGTCATCAGTTATTCCAAGCAGATATTTCTGCGGCGATGTCGAAAATTCAAGCCCTATCGTGGCATTCGCTATGGTCCGCACATATCCTTCTATCAGCCGTCTAATCGGCTCCTTTATCCGTGAACGCCCAAAAGGTTTATTACTTGTGGCATTCCAAATCAGCGGCTCCATTAATGGCCGTCCCATTGAATGGGGGAACGCTTCAGCCTCCCATAAATCGTTCTGTGTCTGCCTTAAAACCCACACGTATTCATCCGTATAGTAATTTATGACTAAAGGATTCCAAATATCGGCATCCGCTTCATCCACCACACTATCGATTATGGCAAATCCGCAATCAATACGGCCCTTTTCGCCGTTCCATAGTGCCGCCGCTGTCTGGGGAGAGTGGAAACGTATCTTGACGCCGATCTCAGGATCACTCGAAAGAGTGGCGAACGTGCACCCAAACTTTAACTCGTCCCGGCACGCTTTCATGTATTCGGCGATAAGGTTATTATCGACGGCGATCTTGTCCAGCTCTTCAACATCCTCGCCATTAACTCCGACAAATCCATCAAACATGGATCGTGCGGCGAGCACATCAACGCACTTTGCGCCCCAGGCACACCCGATCTCTAAACCTCGAATACTTTCAGGGAGAGCAATCCCAAGATTAACCTCACCAAGCGAAATCTTCCCTTCGTAATACCGATTCTTTTCGGAATTTCCGAATGAATGTGCATTAAAAAGTTGAAAAAGTTTATTTAACCTCGGCACCTCATATTCAGTTATGCCATTAATGTTCTGAGCATCAACAAATAGCTGCATATCCTTCACCTATCCAATAAGCATTTTCCGCCCGGGAACTCTCTTTGTTGTCTTTGCGCCCCATAAGGCAAGCGCACACGCCTCGATCGGCGTGGAATTGTCACCGCCGAAACCAAATCCACCGGATATTGGTCTTTTTGTGGAAGTGATCGCACTATCCCGCAATATTTCCTGCCCTCTGTACCATGTAACGTTTTTCTCAATCAAATCGTTCATCAAGGTACTTGTGGCGGCGATAACCTCCTTCACGCTGGGCCGTTTAATGGACATTTTCGATTTCCATGTATCGGCGATCTTATCCACCAGCACATCAACACCGTTCCGTCCATCAATAACCACGCAAGCGGCCACGTTATACCGCTCATTCAACCAATCAGCGAGCCATTGCGTACCTGAGTTTGTTGATTTCAACTCTATCAAGCTAATTCGTGCGGGCCCTCCTTCCGGAACTACCGCACCACACAAGGCCACCCGTGAGCCATCCGCCGAAAACTTCACGCCATACGCCGTTTTTCCTTCCGGCTTTTGTTCGTCTGACACGCAAGCGTCCCAAACTTTTTCGGGGATTGCATAATTTATCACTTCCGTCACATTCGGAGACCACCAACCGAGCCGTTCACGGGCGAACGTGTCCGGAGCCATCTGTTCGCACTCGCCCTCAATGGTAGATATTAGTATTCTCCGTCCGAGTGCCGGATTAGTAGACACCCAACGATCCCGATCTTTAACATCACCAATATCTTTTACAGAAAACTCAAACCACGATGTGGCGGTCGTTTCCTTTGCGATAGCCTTATCCCTGATTTTCCGAAAAACATCACCGGTCACATTCGGATCCGGAGGAGTGCCAACGTAAATCGTCTGAGGGTTAAGGCTTGCGGAAATTGCCGGGATAAATGAAGCCTGAGCATCACTATCCAATTCCTGAGCCTCATCGAATATCAGTAAATCGCCGTGCTGTCCTCTTCCACCATTCCTTGTTCGTGCGAGGAATTTCACCCTTGCGCCGCTTTTTAAGATTATCTGCTCTCTTCCAAGTGCGGTCTTTATGTCCTTGACATATTTCCGCATCTTGTCCGAATCAAAAAAGGCGGCCATTTCCTCAAAGGTTTCCGTTGCCGTCTTTTGCAAATGTGCCGTATATAGCACTTGTTCGTTATAGAGCATCATGCCAGCCTCTCCACGACCGGCAACAAGTCCCGTTTTGCCGTTCTGTCTTGGAACTGAACCGCCGCAAGTTTTACAAGTCCATTTCTGCCCGGAAGTGACCGCCATCCAATCATCCAGGATCTCACTCTGCCACGGGTCCAAAATCATCCCGCCAAGCTGCAGCAGTTTCGCCGCTGACATTCCATCTGTTTTACTATACTTTGGAGCGATCCGCACGGACGGCTCTTGGCATCCCATCAGCTCTATCGCTGAGGAGCTTTTCGATCTCGTCCTCGCCATTATCATTTCCCTCTATCTCTTCAATCTCTTTTATGGTCTCTCTGTACTGCCTCGCAATAGCCGCCACCGATCTTGATTCAGCGTGTTGTAATTCCGTATATAATTTCGCTTCGAGCTCTTTTAGCTTTTCGAGTCTATCCATGGTTAAAATAACACCTGTGTGTAAATCGGCGCT